GGCAGAAACATTAAGCCAGTTTTCCGATGGAACAGTGCCTGTCTAGAAACATCTTTGGTTGAGAGGTTGCCATCAAGGGTGGAACAATTTTACAACTCCTTAAGTCAGTCCTTGGAAACGGGTTCAAGTTTACTGCTCTGTTCCATGATACAATTATGTCAGGCACAATTGCATTACAAATTGGTTGGCCTAGACACACACTTATTGAGCAAGAAAGTGCTATCTGAATTTGGCAGAACAAAGAATGTTTCTCTTGGCTATTTCCCTCTTGAGATAGATCAGACTGCTGGATTAACTGGTTTTGATTATCAATTATATCTACTATCTAAGAAGGGTGTTCAAGTCAACAACTGGGAAATAGAGAGACGCAATGAGGCAAGTACAATACAATATGATTCTAAGATAGACAAGATCATTAGAGTTGGACTAAGGAATTATACTGTCAAGTTTTCTAATGTGCAGAATTATATAGAAGTATTGCAGAAAACAGGGCTGCCCAAGCTTGCATCTGTCATCAAAAAAATATCTGATCATCCTGAGTTGTTGTATGCTAATCTCAGGACTTGGGAGCAGGAAGAGCTGAAAATGATATTCATGTTAGAGAACTCATCAGTTAGGGCAAGTCTTTCATCTCATCAACCTACTGCCAGAATGATGGCTGCCAGTGCTTATTTGATTAATACTCCTTGTGTGTTAGCCTACAGCTCTGCTGATCAACCCATTAAAAGGAGCTTACTGTCCTGGCTGGAAAGTTCAAAAACCCCTTTAGAGTTGGATGGAACAACAACTTCAGAGGATGAAGTGCCTGTCTGGTTTGCACATCAAGATCAGTATGAGGAGTATACAAGGTTCCTTAAATTGCTTCAAGGCAATGTTTCTTACCAATCAGTTGGGATGAGGAGATCTTCGAGGGTTGATGTCCTGGTTTGGGGAGACAAAACCAGTGTCGAAGTGCCTCTAATTGACATGTTGAAGAGGAAGTGGTTCAACCTCCCAACAGTACATTGTGCTAGAGAAACTTTCCAAAAGTTGTGGTCCATATATAAGGAGAAATACCCATTCTTAAAGGATGAATACAAGGACACTCTGACAGCATTGGGGATGGAAGATATAGCTGCATTCAGATTGTTCCAAGCTATTACTGATAAAACCAGGGTGGTACACCTATCAGATACCACTAGCAAGCATACAAATGTATGGACTGTGGCAACCCGAGTGTTCTGGCCTGATGTTAAGGTGAGGAGCTCAATAGATATCTCAGAGGTAGGGTTGAGAGAACTGAAAAATGGCTTGCATTGCATATTGTCATATTTTTTTAAGAAGCCAGTAGCCTTGGATTATTGTAAATCCTTGATTAAAGAGGCTGTTTTTTTAAGGAAGGATAAACTACTTATCAACAGCAATGTATTTAGGCTTAAGATATTTTCTGACTTCCTCAATAAGAGGCCAATCATAGAGCTTATTGATTTGATAGAAAGGAGTAAATCTGGGACTTTGGGGTATTTCTCTAAAAGACAGGAGCAGACTCCTAGTGGTTACAGAGGAACAGGTGAATGGGTAGGGATGGTGAATTCAGTCCCAACACGGTTGAGGATGATGGACAATGAGATCTTATCTGTTAGGGTTAAAAGGTTGGCTGACATTGAATCACAGGTTAGATGTATAAAGTCCTTGATTAAAGACTTTGGATTGTCATACCCTACTGAAACCCATGGTTCTCTTAGTAATCTTTATTTGCTCAAAGATGGGATTTTAGAGAGATCAACTTCAAAACCCCCCAATTCAGTACCTTTTATCATTGAGAAGTCAATGAACATTAATATCAGGGAAAAACTAGCATCTCAGGAATGGTTTCTTGATTCTGAGGGTGACACCCTGAGGCTCTGTTTTTCTGAATCTGGGAGAGACCATAGAACTCATAAGTTCACTATATTGAGTGAATCTTATACAGCTTCATCATGGGACCCTTTACTACCTCACCCTGTAGTAGATGATGACAATTTTGAACTATGGTGTAAAGGTGCTCCATGCAAGCCAATTACATTGCTTAACAGTTTAATGTTCCCCTCAGAGATAAAGGATATTGGTGTGTTATCACAGAATCTTAGGAACAGGCAGTATCATAGGCCTGAAACTGACTATGATCTCAGAAGATTTTTGCAGATATTGAAGCAATTCACAGATAGGAAGTTAAGGGGAACAAGGTTTAATGACATGAAATATGACTACACTGAATTGGGGATGGAGTTCCAGGGTACCCAGCATGATTACACAGTCACCCCAGAGATGCTCAAGTCAATCAAATCAGACACATTAAACTTCCTCAATGAGATCAGCACTAAAGGGAACCTAAAGGAAGGTATTGACCACCTGCTTGTGTCAGATACTATCAATACTATTTCTAATGCATTTGGAAGAATGGATGAGGACAACCAGCAAGAGGAACTTTTAGAAACTGGGGAAGGCTTATACTCCGAGAGTGTCTCCTCAGATTATTCTGAGATAGCAGCTGAATTGGAAGATCTTTTTGGGTCAGCAGATAAGGCTATTGAAGAAATTAGAACTCAGAATCGGATTGGGTTCAGAGGCAATGTGAGGCAGGTGGAAGCATACTTTTCATCTTTACTGGATATTTATGAAGACATGCCCACTTCAGCAACAGCGCTAGAATTACTTAAGACAACTGGATCTCTTGAGGGTGTGAAGCTGCATGGGCCAGGCGGGGCATTGCTCAACATCTTGTATGACTCAGGTGAATATGTGGGGTCATATCTATCTGAAACCCTGCAAACTTATGAGACTGCACCTTTAAGTGATTTTATGTCACAGAGTTCTGCCCAGGGGTTAGGAGCTGAGAATTATGAGGTGCTGAAACAGGAATTAACACAACTTAATTCCATATTGCCCACCTTGGATGGTCCTTTATTGAGCACTATGTCATTACGGAAGAAAAGAATAGAGTCAGAGTTAGCTTATTTTGAGAAGGCACTTCAATCTACAGCTTATAGTAATAAGTTGAGTCACATTGACAAGAAGAGTTTCTTAATCAAATTGTATCAGGAGGTCATGAGATCAGGCTATTGGGAAGTTCCCACTCTACACCCAAATGATGGGGTGATGGTTGAATTGCTAGTCAGTTATGCATTAGATGGCTTAATGGCTAGCACATCACTTGGGTTAATCAGCCAGCATGAAGCCGAGTTGGCAAGAGTGAGTGGTTGGTCACCAATATTAACAGAAGAATTGATAAAGGCAATCTGTCTTTACCTTAGGTTGTCCTTGGTCATCAAAGTGGATGATAATGTTGTATTTGAATACACCAAAGGTGTGTTTAGAGAAATTCTAGTGGTGGAGATGCAATCCAACTATTCATAATTCTATTAATGTTGATTGGAGTGATTAGTTGCACCTTGGGGTTCCTATTGTTAAA